TGAAGATCAGGCCCGGCTGTACCGGGTGAGCGTGGACTACACCTACCACCGGCCGGTGGGTTCACCGTGAAACAAGGAGCATCTGCATGAGCAGCACCGCAATCACCGCGCAGGGCATTGCCATTGCACGGTTTGGGACCACTGCCTTTGAAACCATCCCCAACGTGGTCTCGTTTCAGGGGCCTGGCGGGCAGGCCGCCGTGATCGACGTCACTAATCTGGCGTCCACCGCCAAGGAAAAGCGCGTGGGTCTGCGCGACGAGGGGCAGTTGTCCCTGACCCTGCACTACAACCCCGACGATCTGGTGCATCAGGGCCTGAGAACCGACCGTGCCAACCGGGTGCGCCGCCAGTTCAAGATCACTTTTACCGACACCAACCCTGTCACCTGGACCTTCTACGGCTATGTCACGCACTTTAGTGTGCAAGGCGGTGTGGATGCGGTCGTGCAGGCCTCCGTGACCATCGAGATCGATGGCGACATCACCGAAGCTTAAAGAGAGACACATCCATGTTGACCCGTGAACAAATCCTGCAGAGCGACGATCTGCCCCGTGAAACTGTCCAAGTCCCGGAGTGGGGCGGTGAGGTGCAGGTGCGCACCATGACCGGTACCGACCGTGATGCCTTTGAGGCCAGCTTGATTGGCAAGGAAGGTCGCCTTGAGAACGTGCGTGCCCGCCTGGTCTCGCTCACCTTGTGCGATGAGACGGGCAACCGTCTTTTCAGCGATGGAGACATCGCTGCCCTTGGTGGCAAGAGCGCAAAAGCATTGGACCGTGTGTTTGCTGTTTCCCAGCGCCTGAACGGCATTGGCACTGATCAGGTGGACGCCGCAAAAAACGACTGATCGCCCATCCTTCGCGGCGTTTTGTGTTCAGGCTGGCGCTGGCTTTGGGCCTGCCGGTGCGCGAGATGCTCGCATCGATGGGCTCGGACGAGCTGACCGAGTGGATGGCGTACTACCAGCTCGAACCTTTCGGGGATTACCGGGCCGATTACAGATCCGGCGTTGTGGCCTCCACCTTCGCCAATGCCCACCGGGCCAAGGATGCGGGGCCGTTTCGGCCAGAGGACTTCATGCCTTTCCTCGAAAAACCGCAACCCACCCAACCTCAAGACGAAACACAGCTCAATGTGGCCCGGTTCAAGGCCATGTTCGCGCACAAGGTCCACACAAGGCCAACATAAGGCAATCACAGCATGGCTGATATCGGCTCCCTCGTGGTCAAACTCGCAGCGGAAACGGCCGATTTCCGCGAAGACCTGGGCAAGAGTGCTTTGCTTTTGGAGCGCCACGCCGAATCCATGCGTGGCTCTCTCGAAAAAGTGGCCGAGGTCGCCAAAACCACATTTGCCATCGCCATCGGCGTGGAATCGGTGGGGGCGCTCAAAGAGTTGGTGGCCCACACGCTGGAAACAGTGGCCGCTCTGCAGGATCTGGCCGAACAGACCGGGGCAAGCGCCACGGCTCTGTCCGGCTTTGCACCGGTGGCAACCATCTCTGGCGTGGCGATGGAGCAGATCGGCGTAGGCCTGACCAAGCTCTCCAAAGGACTCGCCGGGGTGGACGATGAGACCAAAGGTGCTTCGCAGGCACTGCAGTTTCTGGGTGTCAAGGCCAAGGATGCAGGAGGCAACCTGCGCGATCCGGCCGAGGTCATGAACGACATTGCCTTGAAACTGTCCAACTTCGAGGACGGAGCGGGCAAGACGGCCATTGCGCTTGAGCTGTTCGGCAAGTCAGGGGCGGGGCTGCTGCCTTTCCTAAAGGACTTGGCTGCCAACCAGGACCTGAATATCCGGCTCACTGAAGCTGAGATCGAATCTGCCGAGAAGGCATCGAAGGCGCTGGGCCGCATGCGGGCCGAGCACAACTTTGTCGCCCAGACCATCGTCACGGCGGCGCTGCCTGCCCTTGAAGAGTTGGTAGGTGAGCTCAAGGCGGTGATGCTGGGCACGCACAACACGGCTGAGGCCATGGTCAAGCTGCGAGACGATGGCACGCTCAAGACCTGGGCGCAGGATACGGCCTACGGCATTGCCATCGTGATCGATGCCCTGCGCGGTGTGATCCAGATGGCCAAGGCGGTGATGGGCAGCTTCGAGGCGGTCTGGGCCGATATTGAGTTGCTTGGCACTTTCCTCGCCGGTGGCAAGGGACTGAACCCGTTTTCCGAGGAGAACCAGGCCACCCTCAAGACCGCATTGGAAAAGCGTAATGCGATCGTCGAAAAGGCCAATCAGACCTACGTTGACCTCTGGAAGATGCCCCTCCTGGCCGATGCGGTCAAAGAGCGCTTTGACGCCATCAACCGAGGCGAGACCGAAGCGGCCGGTGAAGCCGCCAAGCCCAAGCTCAACTACAACTCGGCCACTGGTGCGCTCACCGCAGCGGCCATGGCCAAGATCGAAAGCGACATCAAGCAGTTGCAGGGATTGACCGATGTGGAAACGGGCCTTCTGAAGGACCGCCAAAAGATCATCGACCTCTACGAGGGGCAGGGGTACATCAGTTACAAGGAGGCCAGTGAGGCCCGGCTGAACGCTCAGCAAGAATTCACCGATCGCCTGGGTGAGCTGTATGCGCAGGAAGAGTCTATCTTGAGGCGTGGCCTGGCCACCGTGGCCAAGACAGCCCAGGACAAATTGAAGCTCCAGGACAAGCTCCTGGAAATCACCCTTCGCCGAGAAAAGCTCGAGCGTGAAGCCCAGCAGTCCAACCTCGAGCGTGAAATCAAGCTGCCGGGTGAAACACTCAAAGACCTGCAGGAGCAAGTGGCCAGGAGCCAGGGGCAGCTTCGATCGACCGAAGAGCAAATCAAGGTCCTGCGTGAGACCGGATCGATCAGCGAGATCGATGCGCTGAAACGTCTGTCCGCTGCCAGGCGCTCAAGCGCCGACGAGCTGGCGGATTTCGCGGCCAAGGCCAGAGAGCTGGTGGAGGCCACGCCTGGCAACGACAAGTTGGCCGAATCGTTTCGGCGCATTGAGGAGGCGGCCCGTCAGGCAGCCGATGGAGCGACCTTGTTGGGGCAACGGGCCCTTGAGTTGTCAGACCCTGGCGCAGGCTTCTCCAAGGCGCTTCGCACCCTGGGTGAAGAAACCGAGCAGGTGGGCAAGCAGATGGAGGCGGTGACCACCAAGGCGTTCAATGGGATGACGGATGCGCTCACCAACTTCGTGATGACGGGCAAGCTCGACTTCAAGTCGCTGGCCACCTCCATCATCTCTGACCTGATCCGCATTCAGATCCAGCGTGCCATCACGCTGCCCATGGCCAAGGCGCTGGGCAGCATGTTCGGGTTTGCCGATGGCGGAATCATGACCTCATCGGGCCCCTTGCCGCTGCGAGCGTACGCCACTGGCGGGGTGGCCACTACGCCTCAGTTGGCGGTCTTTGGCGAGGGCTCCATGGCCGAGGCCTATGTGCCGCTGCCCGATGGCCGCTCGATCCCCGTCACCATGAACCAGTCCTCATCTGGGGGCGGCGATGTGTTCAACATCTCGGTGAATGTGGCCGAGGGAGGTGTGACCACCAGCACGGGCCAAGGCAAGGACTTGGGGCGGGCGATTTCCAGTGCGGTGCGACAGGAGCTGCTCAACCAGAAGCGGGCCGGTGGTCTGCTGGACCCGCGTCGGCAGTGATGTATTGAAAGATTTTCATGGCGACATTCACATGGATCGCTTCGATTGGGGCCTCCCTCACCGTCAAACCCAATGTCCGCAAGGTCTCCTTTGGGGACGGGTACGAGCAGCGTCTGGCCTACGGCATCAATACCCAGCCTGAGGTCTGGTCGCTCGAATTTCGGGGCAAGTCCACGGCTGATGCCGCAGCGATCGACAACTTTCTGCGTGCCAGAGGGGCAGTCCAGTCCTTTGACTGGACCACTCCGAGCGGCATTGCTGGAAAGTTCCTCTGTGAGGAGTGGAGCCGCAGCATCGAAGAACCCAATCTGGAAAACATCCACGCCACCTTCCGGCAGGTGTTTGATATGTCATGACCAGCCAAGCGATTACTTCAGAAATTCAGAGACTGGCCCCGAGTGCGGTCATCGAGCTCTTTGTGCTCGACCTGTCTCTGTTCAACGAGGGGGTGGTGAGGTTTCATGCCGGAACCAATGAGCTGCGTCAGCAGGTGGTCTGGCAGGGCAACACCTATGAGCCGTTTCCGATTCAAGCCGAAGGGTTCGAGTTCAACGGCAACGGCCAGGTGCCGCGTCCCAAACTCAAGGTGGCCAATGTCACGGGCAGCATCACCGCGCTCATCCTGTCTTACCAGGACCTCGTGGGGACCAAAGTCACCAGAAAGCGCACGCTCCTGAAATACCTGGATGCCATGAACTTTGCCTCTGGGTCCAATCCGACAGCGGACGCCACGGCTGAATTTGCTGACGATGTGTATTTCATTGACCGCAAGTCCCGGGAAACCCGGGATGTGGTCGAGTTCGAGTTGGCTGCCGCCTTCGATCTGGAAGGGGTGTCATTGCCCCGGCGCCAGATCGTGCAAAACGTCTGTCCCTGGCAGTACCAGGGTGCCGAATGCGGCTACACCGGAACCGCGTACTTCAACGCTAACGATGAAACCGTCAGCTCCCGCGCGCAGGATGCCTGTGGCAAACGCCTGACGTCCTGCCAGAAGCGCTTTGGCGTGAATGCTGAGTTGCCCTTTGGCGGGTTTCCTGCAGCGGGGTTGATCCGGTGATGCTCGAGGTCAACCAGACGCTGGCGCTGGCCCATGCTGCTCGGGAGTTTCCCCGCGAAGCCTGTGGCCTGCTCGTCATTCACAAGGGCCGGGAGACCTATGCCCCGTGCCGCAACATTGGCGTGGGAACCGACCAGTTCGTGATCCACCCCGAAGACTATGTGCGCGCCGACCAGCTTGGCGAGATCGTGGGGGTGTTTCACTCACACCCCAACTTGAGTCCTGAGCCCAGCCAGGCGGACCGTGTGGCATGCGAAGCCACGGCGCTGCCCTGGTTCATCGCGAGTTTTCCCTCCGCGCAGTGGACCGAGTTGCTCCCGCAAGGCTATGCCGCTCCGCTGGTCGGGCGCGAGTGGTCGCACGGCGTGCTCGACTGCTACTCGCTGATCCGGGACTGGTACGTCCAGGAGCGCGGCATCGATCTGCCGGATTTCACCCGCTTTGATGAGTGGTGGAAGCGCGGTGAAAACCTATACCTGGACAACTTCGCTGGCGCAGGTTTTCATGTGGTGGAGCCAGCTGAAATGAATATGGGCGATGTCCTGCTGATGCAGGTCGCATCGCCTGTACCGAACCATGCTGCCATTTACCTGGGCGATGGGCTCATCCTGCACCACCTGCAGGGCAGGCTCTCCAGCCGCGATGTCTATGGCGGTTACTGGCAAAAGATCACCACCCACACCCTGAGACATCAACTCTTGCAGTAACTTTTGCACGAACACCAGCATGGTCACGATCCTTCTTCTCGGTGAACTGGGCAAGCGCTTCGGGCGTCGGCACAGGATGGCGGTGACCTCGGCGGCTGAGGCCGTGCGCGCCCTTTGTGCCAACTTCCCCGGTTTC